AACATAGATTAGTTTATGTAGCGGTAACCCGAGCTAAAAATAAACTCTATCTCATGGCACCTTTACATGATGATTTCTACACTATAGGAGGAATAATAGAATGAGTGCATACGACAAACAAATAGGAGGATCTCACTACAAAGATATGACCATCCAACCCAGTGAGTTTATAAACAAGAACAAATTGCTTTTTGCAGAAGGCAATGCTATTAAGTACATCTGCAGACATAGACAAAAAGGAGAAAGACAAGACTTAGAAAAAGCAAAACATTATATCGATATGATATTAGAAAGAGACTACCCCGATAAAGAAGAGAAACAAGAAACATGGTTAGAAGGATATAAAAAATGGAAAGATAAATCATAATGTTCGAAGCACCCATAGAATGGGTCTGTCCTGAATCTTTTCCAGATTTAAGAAGATACTCCCATATCGCCATAGATTTAGAAACAAAAGATCCTGGACTAACTAAGCGAGGGTCTGGAGCTTTAATTAATGACGGTGCCATTGTTGGCGTAGCAGTTGCCGTTAATGGATGGTCTGGATATTTTCCTTTCGGTCACGAACAAGGTAATTTTTTTGAAGAACGTAATGTTATGAATTGGGTTAAAGAGATTTGTGCTTTACCTTCAACAAAGATATTTCACAACGCTATGTACGATGTTTGTTGGTTAAGAGCTTATGGTGTAACAATTAATGGACCTATTGTGGACACGATGGTCATGGCATCTTTAATAGATGAAAATAGATTTTCTTATAAATTGAATAGCGTAGCTTATGACTATCTTAAAGAAGTTAAGGACGAATCAGCTTTAAAGTTTGCAGCCGATAAAGCTGGAGTAGACCCTAAATCAGAGATGTACAAACTTCCAGCTATGTATGTTGGAGCTTACGCAGAAAAAGACGCTGAATTAGCTTTGAGACTTTTTAATTTACTAAGTGAGACTATAAAAACAGAAGACCTCAGCGAAATATTTAAATTAGAAACAGATCTTTTTCCTTGCTTAATAGAAATGAAAATTAAAGGCGTGCGTGTAGATATCGAAAGAGCTCACCAAACAAAAGAAAAATTACTTGGACAAGAAAAAGCATTGTTGCAAGAGATAAAAGAAGAAACACAAATAGATACCCAAATATGGGCTGCACGATCGATTGCCAAAGTTTTTGAAAAACTAAAACTACCTTACGAACGAACAGCGAAGACACAAGCGCCATCATTTACAAAAAATTTTCTTTCGACTCATAAACATCCTTTAGTTCAGAAGATAGCAAAAGCTAGAGAAATTAACAAGGCGCATACAACATTTATTGATACTATCATTAAGTACGAATACCGAGGTAGAATTCATGCGGATATTAATCCTATTAGAGGATCGGGTGGAGGAACGGTTACTGGAAGATTTTCATACTCGAATCCAAATCTCCAGCAAGTCCCAGCGAGAAACAAGGAGCTAGGACCGATGATAAGATCTTTATTTTTACCTGAACGTAATCACACGTGGGGTTGTTTTGATTACTCACAACAAGAACCAAGGCTCGTCGTGCACTACGCCGCTTCGAGTAGTTCTATTTGTAAAGATGAATCTGTAGTAGAAATTGTTGATAAATTTAAAGAAGAATCTGTGGACTTCCACCAAACGGTAGCTGATATAGCTAACATAGAAAGAACTCAAGCGAAGACCATTAACCTTGGATTATTTTATGGAATGGGAAAAGCCAAGTTACAAGCAGAGTTAGGATTAAACACGAAGCAAGAAGCTGAAGATTTATTTGATAAGTATCACGAGAGTGTTCCCTTCGTTAAAGATTTAATGGATAAGACTTCAAAAAAAGCGTCTCAAGATGGTTATATTAGAACTCTATTAAGAAGAAGGTGTAATTTCCCTAAATGGGAAATAAATGAATTTAGACGTGGGAAATTATCGGTAACTGGAACAAGAGTAGAAACAGAAGCAAGATTTATAGAAGAATATAAGGAAAAATACCCTAAAGCGGACGAAGAAAAAATTAATTTAATTAGAAAAAATCTAAGTAAAGAAGATCAAAATTTAATAAAAAGAGCCTACACTTACAAAGCTTTAAATAAGTTAATACAAGGATCCGCTGCTGATATGACTAAAAAAGCTATGTTAGATCTATACAAAGAAGAAATTGTGCCCCATATACAGATACATGATGAATTAGATATATCCGTTCAATCAAAAGAACAGGTGAATAAAATCATTGATATTATGGAAAATGCTGTTAAGTTAAAAGTTCCCAATAAAGTTGATTATGAATCCGGGGATAATTGGGGTGATATATACGATTAGGAGGAAACATGGAAACAATTAAACAAATATGGCAAGATCATAGAAAAATTGTGATTGGTGCAGGTGTTGTAGTTGTAATTTTAATAATCGCAGCACTGTAAGGTCTTATGTTGGATGGCATACTTAAACGCGAATATCCCTGCAACCTATGCGCAGGTCAGGAGAGAATATCTCTATGACCTTAAAGCTCACCATGGAGAAGTGGAAGACTGCCTTGTCTTTGGTTTGGCATCGATTACAGGGCGTCCAATACTCTTTCACGCAATTATGGAAAATGGAGCTGTATTCTACCGTTTGCCAATCTCTGCATTCATACAAAGAGGGTTTAAGGCAGGTGAGGTTCCTCGGCTGCGACTTGATGAGTTGGAGCTATGGAATTGCTTTAGTTACTATCCTAGCATTACTTCTTTTGATGTCTTGGACGGTCAGTCCGGTAAATTCATAGGCAAAGATAAGAAATGGCGCGAAGGTGCCTATCTCTTTACAGTTGACTGGGCCCATCCAGAGAGTAATATAGTAGATACAGATCATTCGGAAATCCCGCACGAACATAAGTGCGCGCACATAATAGCCTTGGATGATGGGAATTATGCAGCACAACCTAACAATAGAATAATATGGAGTATTCCATCTTTCACGGTGAAGGATGAAATCCCTTTTGATTGGAAGGTACAGACTTCCGAATGGAATGTAGAAGATAGTAGTAAATGGAAAACAGAAGATACGGATAAGTACTTCTACGGAATTGAGGAAAAGGAAAAAAGTACGTCCGAACTTTTACAAGAAGGTTTTGAAGAGGAAAAGAAAAATGAGTAAATGTAAAAATTGTTTGTGTGATTGTCACTGTAATGTAGGAGAACATTCAGATGCGAATGGCGTGTGTCACTGTGAAAAATGTAATTGTAATCCCCAAGGAATTACAGTAAATAATGACGAGTGTTTATCATGTCAATAGACGAAACAAAAACTTGCAATATGCATACCAAAGAAAAAGAAAAATCAGGTACATGTTGTCAAACAAAAGAAGAAGAAAAAACAGAGGAGCCAAATGAATAAATTTTATTTAGTGCTTGCATTATTATTTGCATTAAGCGCCTGCTCAGTAGGCAAAAAATGTACCTATACACAAGATGGAACGAAACTCTCATCTTATGTATGGTTTTATAATGGTGACAAGCCAATTGATTTAGACAAAAACAATTGTAACTAGGATGAACGAAAAATTAATCACGGCACTACTCGCTATACTATTAGCGCTCGGAGGATGGACACTGCAACGTACATTCTCTCTTTCACAAGATATGGTTTTAATTAAAACCAAAGTGGAGATGATAGAAGATGAGGTATCGAACTTTAAAGATCTTAAAGGCAAGAAGAAGCGCAAGAGAAAAAAGAAACAAGAAGATTAGATGGATGAAGTATTTAGTATCTTGTATGATTATCGGTTTGTTATTTCTTTTTTCTGTTGGATGTAATGGCGTGAAGCATGTTATATCAATTGAAGAACCAACAGATCATACTTCAGGAGATGATGGTGGCAAATTAAAATATAAACTCATCTTTGGAGATGTGAATCAAAAGGAATAAATATGAAACTCGGTCCGGAACAAAACGTGCAGATGCCGATGAAGACCGTGATCAGTTTAATTATCATGGTCAGTCTTGGCACGATGGGCTACTTCCAGATCCAAGAGAAGCTCAACCAACATGACACGCTTCTACAAATGCATAGTAAAGACTTGGATCAAAATTCAGAATTTAGGATCAAATACCCCAGGGGTGAGCTGGGCCAGTCATCAGGAGAGTCCGAGCTTTTTATGTTAGTGGAGCACATGGCTGGACAAATAACAAAGATGGAAGACCGTATGGAAAACATGATGTCAAATAGCGTTAACATTGAACGTTTACAAAAAGATGTGGAAAAGGTGCTTAGTGATATTGAAAAACTTAAAGACAAACAAAGAACGTTTGCTAATGGAACTCGATGATAGAAACTGTCACAGCATTATTATTATTTCTAAACGGCAATATGATCGAGCATGTTTACAAGCCTGATCTAGGTGCCTGTTTAAAGTCAAAACGCATAGCTTCTCGTGAATTAAATCCAGAACGTGTGGTTTTTAAATGCAAAATTCTTAAAGCAAAGATTGAAAAAGAACCAGATTCCAAGTATGGTTTTAGAATTGTAAAGGTATTAGATGATTAAAAAGGATAAAAAATGAGAAAAAGAGCAAGGACAAAAAAGGGAAGGTATGTAGCAGATAATAAAAGTACCTCCTCTTTTAATGAAGCGTGGATTGCAAGACCTGCAATTTGGTTTCAAGCTAAAAAATTATGGAAAAAATTTAAACATTGGTTAATTAAACAATATGCCTAAGTGTAAAAACTGCAACTGTAATTGTCACTGTTCTTTAAAGGAACATGGTGATATGTATGGGTTATGCAGTTGTAATGTATGTGAGCATAATTTAGACGAGTGTGAAACATGTCAATAGATAAAACTAAATGTTGTAATATACATACAGAAGAAAGAGAAAAATCTGGTGAATGCTGTCAGGTAGAAGATCAGGAAAAAGCTGAACAAGCTACCTATGAACACTCTATTTTTAAAATAAAGGAACAAAATGAATAAATTATATTTAGTATTAGCATTATTATTTGCATTAAGTGCCTGTTCGGTCGGGCAAAAATGTACTTATACACAAGATGGAACTAAGCTCTCTTCTTATGTATGGTTTTATAATGGTGATAAACCTATAGATTTAGATAAAAATAACTGTAATTAAAATGAGTTATGTCATACACATTATTATTTCGAATATGCAGTATGCTACATATAGCTTGTATGGCACCAATGTCAGATGGGGTAACCTATCCTGATTTTTCATCCTGTGTTTTAGCAGGTACTAAAGTTGCTAACGAATTAATAATTACTTTAACCCCTGAAGAAATTAATAAAGATCAATTATACGTACAATTTGCGTGTGTAAAAAACCCTGATATAGAATTGTAAATATGAAAAAACTCCTCATCATAATATTTAGTTTACTTATCCCAACATTAGTATTCGCTGCAGAAACACAAACGAATGTTTCGGGCAGTAATACAAGTATTGAAGGTGGGTATGAACAAAGTACAACTTACGAATCTGGCTCTGAATCAAGCAGCACAACAACTAATACATCTAATTCAATTATAAGATCAGCTCCACCAACATCGAGTGCACCCTCGTTTAGCTCAATGTCACAAGATGTATGTAGTAGTGGGGCTAGTGTAGGTGTTCAAACATTTGGGCTAGGTGTATCAGGTGGAAAACATTTTAGAGATTTGAATTGTGAACGAATTAAATTAGGTAAAGTCTTATATGATTTTGGTATGAAGGTAGGAGCTGTAGCTCTTCTCTGCCAAGATGAAAGAGTATTTGAAGCTATGATTAATGCAGGTACTCCATGTCCAATTGATGGTAAAATAGGAAAAGAAGCTATGAAACTATGGAAGCTTTATGATTTTGAAAGACCTGATTATGATAAGTATGTTTCTAGAATGGCTAAAAGAGAAAAGGTTAATCCTACTGTATCTTTATCTTCAGATACATCAACTGATATAAAAGTTAATTGGAAGGAACCTAAATGATCTGGTTAATTATATTTATAGGAGTAATGGCTTATGCGGTTTATCGTATCAATACTTTTGATGGTGATATTAACATTCGCAACTTCTTTCGCAGAAGATAACGATACAGCTTTTACATCAAACATATTACCTAATGCAGGTGATACTACATCAAGCTATAGTAATGCTGATTTAGATGGAGTAACAACTGGTTCTAGTGCTACTACTCTAACTAATAATTTAGTTTATAATGGTTTTACTATTACATGTGACACACAAGTTTCAAATGCATGTGGATCAGCACACCCTAGTATTGGGGAAATCGAAGCTAGTCATGATCTGACGGTTACCGCTACAGGTTCTTTAGTAGGCGTTACAGGAACAAGTACTCCTGATGGTGTTTCCCATACATCTACACAAGCAAAATTAGATGGTGGAATAAATTTAAGTAGTTCTGTATCTGTTCAAAACTGTGAATGGAGTTCTTCTAGTTATAGATGTGGGAGTTATACAGGGGCAGTAGATTCTTATACTATAACAATGAAAATTAAAGATTCAGATGGTAATGTTTTAGCTTCCTCTACAAAAATTAGAACTGATGATGCTGGTTACAATGCTAATGCACGTACATTTGATGATAGCTTACATTATAATGGTGTTCATGCTAATACTTATGAATGGTCCTGGAAAGGAGTTGATGGATCTGAAAGTACATCTGTAGCAGTTAGAGGTCCTAACTTACTAGGTGCTGAAATGGCTTTAGATTTTCCAACTGATGATTATGAAGCCTTATCTCAAACAGAAATAGAAGAAATTAATGAAGCCTTAGGTACAGCTAATCTTACCGAAAGTGAGATATGGAATGTTGTATCAGGAATTGAAGAAAGTATAGGTATGGAACTTAACGTAGCTACTGAAGGTGCTGTAGTTAGTGTAGAATTAAATGAAGAAACAATGAGTGTTATTGTTTATACTTCTGAAGAAGCTTCGGTTAAACAAGTAGCAATGGTTCAAGAAGTTGTTCAAACGATGAATGAAACCAAAGCAGTAGAAACAATTAAAGAAGAAATTATACAAGAGGTAATGAAAGAAGCTAATGAAGAAGCTTTACCAATGGTTTCTAAAGAAGAGGAACTTCCACAAAAAGAAACGACCCTTGTTGCTAAAGGACCCCCACGTATGGAATCAACCAAGGAAGAGAAAAAAGAAAATATCAAGGAAAATGTAACAAATGAAAAAGAAGAAAAAAAAGAAGTTAAAGAAGAAAAGAAAGAAGTTAAAGAAAAAAAAGAAAAAATAAAGGAAAAAATCACAGAAGTTGTAGGGGAATCAAATGAAGAAACAACACAAGAAGAGGAATCCACTAGCGAGACTTCTACAGCATCCGTGGTTTCGACAGAGAAGAAAGCCAAACAAAAAAAGATACGACAGAAAAAAGCTCTCGTCAAAAATATTGACAGAGTAATGGATAAGATTGATAGAGATATTAAAGATCTATCCAAGAACTTAAACATTAAAAATTTAATTAAACTAGAAGCTATGACTAGCGAACAGGTTTCGTTAGTTGCTTATAATAATGTAGAGTTCTATAAACCTAAAGATATTTATTTAGATCAATTAAATATATTTGATCCTAGAAAAATATATTCTAATGTAACCTTAACAAGTTACACTAAAAACGATACCCTTGAAATTAAGACAAAGAAACTAAATGAGATTCATTACAAGAAACAAAAACTATTAATGGAACTTAAGGAGTTAAAAAATGGCTAAAGAAAAAAGTAAATTTAATATAAAGGATCAGCTTGCAGGAATAGCAGCTTTGATTGCAGCAATTGTTGCAATTGGAGGTGGCTTTGTTAAGTATGGTGAAATACAAACTAAGCTTGATGTTCTATCCGAACAATCGGGACCTGATCTTACACCTCTTGCACAACAAATAGGTAATAATCAGAAAATGATTTCTAAAAATATGAATGGTATTTCTGATAATGCTAAATCAAATGCAGTATTAGAAAAAGAAATTGAATTACTTAAACTACAACTAGAAGAAATTAAAGTCAACACATCAAACCCCCTTACATCTAACTCGGGAAACTAAAAATGGGATTCCGTGTATTCAGATTTATTACAGGAATTCCCAGCACAGATTAACTATGAGATTAAGCGGACACTTTAGTTTAAATGAACTAACAAAATCACAAACAGCTACACGTAAGGGTATTGATAATACTCCTTCACCTGAGCATATTGAAAGTTTAACTGATCTATGTATACAGGTGTTAGAACCTACACGTAGACACTTTGGTAAGCCTATGGTTATTACCTCGGGCTATCGCTCTGCAGATTTGTGCCTTGCGATTGGCAGCAATCCAAATAGTCAACATGCAAAAGGAGAAGCGGCTGACTTCGAAATGTTTGGAGAAGACAATAAAGAATTAGCAAAATATATTAGAAGTGAATTAATATATGATCAATTAATATTAGAATTTTATAATTCAGACGACCCTTCAAGCGGCTGGGTGCACTGCTCATATAATAAAAATAACAATAGAAAACAATCATTGATATATGATGGCAAAGATTATAAATCATGGCTTACTTAAATGCAAACATACCAATCATCGAGTGTTATGTTCGAGGTAATTATCTAAGGGATCAAAAAGATTCTCATGATAAGTACTTTGAGTGTGTTGTATTTGGAGTTGCAAGTTTACCTAAACAAGTTCCTTTATTCCACTACATGATGACCGATGGGGGACTATGGTGGCGAGCACCTATCTCTGCATTCTGTACTAAACCAGGTGTTAAGGAATTACCTTTAAATGAATTATGTTTATGGGATTCCTTTAGTTACAATATTTCAGTAACAACATTTTATAATCTTGCAGGTAATAAAGTACAATACTTTTCAAGACGTAAAGTAAATCGTAAAGGGAATTATTTATTTACTTTAGATTGGTGTGATGGTGACTTTAATGAATTAGCTTTTGGTTATGCACAGAAACCTGATCAACACAAGTGTGGTCATGTTATAGAATTAGATGATGGTAATTATGCAATACAACCTAATAATAGATTAAGAGTATTTGATCCATCACTAGCAGCAGAACCTGATAAACCTTTAATACATCGTTTAGTTAATACAAAGACATGGTCAGTTGAGGATACTTCTAAATGGATTACAGATGAACATGAAGAAGGTAGTTATGATTATGAATATAAAGAATTAAAATAAAAAAAAAGAGGGAAGCTATTAACTTCCCCCTCGGCAACACATAGGGCACCCTTTATGGGTGCCTTTTTTTTTGGTGCAACTTCTCCAGCGACCAAAACTCTAAATTTTATAAAACGTATATGTTAATGTTAGTTCCTCTCCTTGTTTAATATCTTTGATTGTAACTAAATTCCATTTCTTATAATGATATTGATTTCCTTTTAAGTCTTCATTAGTCATTCGTAATTCTACCTTTATACAATTTGGGGTATTGGCATGATTAATAAACCCACCTAAAGGAGTTCTAAAAATTGTATCACCTATTTTAAAATGGGTCATACCTAAGTTTGTAGCTTGGGGAATTGTTTCTTGAGCAAACAAACCTAACCCATTAACTTTTGAGGTTTTAATTGTTAATGAATTAGGTAATGGTTTATACATTATATTGTTTGAATCAACTTCTTTACATCATCTTCCAATTTCTTACCCACAGAATTAGCGTGGTTGATAACAGCAGCACATAGATTAGCATGGTACTTATACTCCTTTAATGCTTCTCTAATTTTAGCTACAGGCTTTCCACCATAGTCAATCACTAAAGCATTGTTTCTATTTAAACCAATCTTTAATTCAAATAAAAGACCTGT